GTGTCTGAAGATCTGTCATTCCCGGCGCTGCCATTTGAGCTTGCCGCGTTTGCGCGGGATTACCTCCTGGTTGTCCTTGACCTCCGATCAACATCCCAGATTGCAACGCCTGCTGCATTACTCCATTTTTAGCAGCTTCAACTTGTCCAATTGCTGCGATCTGCGCCATCTGAGCCATTCTTGCAATTACTTTCTCATTTCGATAATTACACCTGTAAGCAGCTTCCCGCACGAGGACAGGGTCAAATGCGATTTGGGGAAATTGAGTAAGAATAGTTAGAAATTCGAGAAACGCGGATTTCGCTTGACCATTCTCAATCGGTGAGATGCTATCAATCGAAATATCAACTTGGAAGTCATCATCTTCACCCAAGTCATTAGCTTTAAATTGCTTCCACTCAAATTGTGCTTCTTTGAATTCTCCCAGGAAGTCCTCATCATTTCGATTAGTTCGACATTTGACCCAGAACTCCAGAGAGAAATTCTCCTGGATTACGAGTAACGTAATTCGTCCGATGTCTCGTAGCGCATTTGCGACTTGAATTCTCGCACGAGTCTCTCGCAACTGTGATCTCATATCAATTAAATTTGCTTGCGTCGCAGTCGTTCGATCTGCTTGACCACGTTGCTCAGACGAAGTTCCTGAAATTATATTCAAGTCATCTTTCGAAATAATCATGCTATCTTGTGTAACTTGATCAAGCGGGGCATTCGGAACTGGATAAAATTTAGTCGGATCGCCCCCTTGATACTTCGCGAATGTCATATCCGGACCATTTTCGATTTTATCTATTTCTCCGTCATCGGCAAAGAATCCATCCGGATATAAATATGTACGTTTTGCCCTCCTTCTATGAATTCTTTGCTGTTCACGAGCTTCATTAATTTCATCTTGCGGAGATTTCCAATTATATACGAGTGGGAGGGGATACCACCCACGTAATTTATTAACGTATTTGAGCGAGACGAGGGGAAGATAGGATTTCTTTCCAACTTTCGGCCACTTCTTTTCGAGGAGTGTGATGCACTGACTTTCCGCGAAAATATATTTCTTTTTGGCACGGATGTCATAGATCGTCCAAATCTTAATCATATCACCGCCTTTAAGCATTTCATCTTGCTCAGGCGTATGACGTTCTTCATTCATTTCGGACGGGAAATCTTCACTTCGCATTCCTGCCCAATTAATTTCATCAAGTGCTTTTTGATTAAGTGCCTTATTAGCTTTGAGATCTTGGATACGGAAATAATCGTAGTATCCGACCCACGAGCAGTTCTTGAACTGGAATCCGTCCACTCCTCCTACGCGGAATCGCCACGGTGGTATGCGCTTGAAGTAAACTCGCTCATCCTCGGGAAGTTCTTTCGGTTGTTTGATTTCTTCGTCTGTTTCAGGATCGACATAAGGATTATTATCTGAACGGAGAACCGGCTTATCAGCGGCCGGATTCTCAATCCAATTCGCAGAGTAACCGATTTCCATTACCCCAAAACGAAAGAAGGCATCTACGACGAAAGTTTCGAACTCCTCGTCAAAATCCATTTCGTCATTGGATACCACGGTGTTAAGCAAATCCTCTCGAACACTTGCTCTCTCAGCACTGGATTTAAAATCGAATTCACCCGCTGCCGGACGCGGTTTAACTCTAAATAATACATTTTGAAAAAGAAGTGTGGGCTTTTTGACTTCAATAGTACTGAAGATAAGATTAATAGTATAACGATCATATTTAACCGCAGTCGATCCATCTTTCCACTGAAATCCATAGTAATATTCCTCAAGCTCATTACATTTAAATTTATTTGACCAATCCTCATAATATTTATTAGCTTTGAAAATCTTTCGCATCCACGCGGACGCGAGCGGATCGTTCATATTTTCGATTACTGATCGTTCCAGATTATCTGCCACGTTAGTAAGATCCTAGTGCCCTAACAGGCACATTTCCGAAAATCTCTTCCAACTTTCCTTCCTTCTTGAGCATTTTGTAATTATTTCTTACATTAAAGAAGGAACCTTGCGGAGTTACGCTGCGCGTAGCGCTGGTCCAGAACGGATGCATCGCAGCGAAGTAACGAACACAGTCATATGCGTGATCACTCACGCTTTCGTCTCTGTCGTCACTGAAAATTGGCTTACCGTTAACTGTACCCTCCTGCTTCCGTTTTTGAGATTTCGTTTCAAGGATAGTTTGATAACAACCATTTGGCCAGATTTCAGATCTTTTGATGAAATAAAATCGCGGAGCCGGAGAAGTTCCTGTGATTGGATGTGTAATTCCATCTGAGAGTCGAAAATACTCATTTAATCTATTTCTAGTACTTAATTCGTTGTTGTCAGCGGGATTAAGTACTAAAGGTGGCCCGTCAATTCTCTGATCCTTATATTCGTCAGCAGTGGACCAGAAACCTCCAAATTTTTGACTGGTAAGTTTAAATATTTGAGGATCTGCCCAGTTATTGCGGTAGCTTTCTTTTTCCCCGTTTTCAAATCGAGAAAGCCTATCAATCTCTTTTCTGTGATCTGATATAAGAGCACCCGGCCGATAATATTCTCGGAAAGCGAAGAACCATTGTTTGTAAGCCGAGAACCAAATGCAACTAGTGGGAGAACTGTCCCCATGATCCAGAACTCTGTAAAGGTTCCCTGACAAGATAAGATTACGTACAAAAGATAATTCACAGTTTTTACCCACTTCTAACACGGAACTCGAATCCAACTCATGAATCGCACCGCCTGGAATTCCCCACTTTCCGTAAACGAAGCGCTGGACCCAAACTGGATCATTAGACATCATGTCCTTGAGTACATCAGCCGACAAAGTCGGATTCTCGGTGGAACTCGCCTGGACCATTTCGTAATCAGGCTGGAAATTTTCGCGCCATTCTAGCGATTCAGGATGATACCTCCGGTATATCCAATGCAATTCAGAGTCGGGATTACAAAGTACCATCATGTAAGCGGGTACTTCATACTTTCCCGTAGCTGGATTCGTTGGCCAATCAGGATTTGAGAAAATCATCCAGTCTGGGACTTTTGCTTCATCCCAACGTCCAACTCGGGCGGATAGGTGATTATACATATTTTCGGAAATTTCTTCCGCCTGATCAATAATAACAGAATTAACTTCAAGTCCGCGAACAATGTTTTCGTCTGCATCTTCCAAGTGGAGCCAAAAAATTTCTGCTCCGTTAATAAGTTTACAGTAATTAAGAGAGTCGGCTCGATTTCCACCGTTCTTTTGATCATAAAGTTCTGAAGGACACACTTTAAAGAAAGTGCTCATTGTTGAACGGCGCAAGTCAGTAGCAGAGCGCCGGCAAATTGCTACTCGGTAACGTGGGAAAGTTGTGAGAAGTAGGAGAGCCTTCAACGAAGCTGCATAACTCTTCCCATTTCCGTAACCTCCGGAGAAACAGGAGTGCCGCTTAATGATGTTAATAAATTCACTCTGCGCACTCCTTCCGGAGTGAGGATCAGTAAGCAGCTTAACTGGTATCTGAAGACTCATTGCGCGTTTACGTGCGTAATGATAGTTTTCACAGCAGTAACTACCTGCTGTTGGTCCCCGGCTGGCAATGCATTGAAATTCTTGGAAATTTCTGCAATTGCGGATAGAAGTTGGGGCAGGATCGAAATCAAGCCCGGAAGTGTTTGGAGAAGCAGTTGTAGCCAGTTCATAAACACCCTAAGGGCAGGAATGACGCGGATTTCCTGCCCTAAGAGAACGGTAAGTGCTTAGCAATTTCTACATTCAGTCTCCTTTCTTGCCGGCTCGAAGCCGAACTAGTCCAAGATGATAATCACTGGCTCCAAAGTAGCTGTTGGAGCGGCCGGCACGTTAGCTTGTAACGTAGCCAAGATTTGTGATTTGGCCGTTGCGTAACTCGTAGTGCCAGTGACCGCGGAACTGTCGTCTTCGGGAAGAACAACAGTGTTTCCGTTGACTGAAATCTTAACAACCGTTGCTCTAGCCATTGTGATTATGCTTTCCCGGGTTGTAACCCGCTCGCCCATGTTCATGATGAGTTCCACTTTCGTGGGCATCGATATGGGAATGATGCATTCCAGGATCTTGAGACGCAGGATAAACTTGCGTATCTCCCTTTCCTACGGATGCTTCAGGACGTCCTTTCGGATTACCTGCTAAATATGCCGTAGGATCATGGCCGTGCGCAGACGAATGATGCCCGCGAATATGGCCGGTGTGATGACTTTCATGCCCGCTGTGTTTCTTGAACGGATGCGGCGCATGAGGACTCTTGCCGTGATGTTTCATTTCAACTCCTTACGTGGATTTAAATTCCGTATGCGTTACCACGTCCACGCACGGAGTAAATGACGCACATTGTGGACACATACATCCTATTGCGTGAGTCATTTTAAAGTTACCACTCCATATTTGCACTTGCACTTCGATATCGGTTTTCCGCAGTTCTTGCACTTCTTTTCCGCCATTTTCAACTCCTAGATCAAAAATCTCAACCAGAAACGTAA